TTCTTTTTCCATGCCCAGTATGTTGCCATAAAGTGTCTGAAAAAATAACACTTTCTGTTATAGGGTAGTTGTACCCCAAAACTCTTTAGAGCCTTGTCTAGTGCCTTTATAAGAGTTTCTAAAGCTATGTAATTACCATCCTTATTAAGAAACAAGCTTGTCTGAGTTTCTGGTAGTTTATTTAGATGTTCCTGGATTTTATCTTTAAGACCAGATGATATTGCTAGATCCCTTGTTTTTTTGTTTTTAGTTTTGCCAAGACTACCATCTCTTTTAACTGCATAAGCAATAGTAAGATAAGGTTGATTAGATTTAAACTTTAATTCTGATTTAGTTAAACCTCTAATCTCACTTGGTCTTGCAGCAGTTTGTAACATGATATGAAACATTAATTTAATATCATCTCTTTTGATATGATTGATTAGATGCTGAACTTTTTCTAATGACCAATCTTCAAAGTCTAGCTTATCAAACTTTCTTTGCTCAATAACAATATCTGCAAGATAGTCTATATCTTTACACACATTTCTCTGAACTTTATCTTGTGATGCTGAGTAGTCCAGGATAGCACTAAGTACATTAAATATTTTAGATAATGTTTTAGCATTAATAGATCCTTTACTTTCAAGATGTGCAACAAAAGCTTTGATAGAGTCTTTGTTGATTAACCTTGCGTCTTGGTTTTTAAAGTAAGGCAAGATGTGATAAGTAGCCATTGAATTGTAATCTCTGACACAACTCTTGGATGGTTTGCCATATTCTTTTTCTTTATATTGCTGACGATCTAACCACAACTTATGTGCATCCTCTATACTCCAAAAGTTAAAATAAATAATTTTGAAACCATCCTTTTCAACTTTCTTAACTACTAAAGGTTTAAGAGTCTTTAGGTTTTTATTAGTAATAAACTTAATCTTATTATCAGCACCCTTATATTGAAAACGATACTTGGTCTTACCATTAATTTGTACTGACGATATATTATTGTACTCTAGTTTTTCTTTAGACATTATGCTCTCCACCCATAATAGTTTAACTCATTTTCTTTTTGACATTCTTCCAACTCATCCATCAAAAGTTTTTTTGGATTAAAACCTGGTACATGATTTCTATTTGGATATAGATTTGGGTAACATAAAATGTGATACTTGTCAGCATCACCAGGTATTAGACCAAAATCTTTTACAACTTTTCTAAACAAAAACATTGGACTAAGATTTGGATATTTTGAACTATCCCATTCTCTTTCTGTTTTTATATTTGGCATACAAATTGATTTCTCATTTTCATATGTTTTTCTTATTTTTGATATAAGTTCTTGCATCATTTCTCTCTCCTATGTTAGTTATCATTTAGTTATACATAGATTATAGCTGAGATTAAGTGCCTTATCAACAGTCATTTTACCTTATCTATCAATCATTTTAACTACTGATGCTAGGAATATAAAAAAAATATATAATTTATCGGTATAGATTCGGTATATATTTTTTTGTTTTGACCAAAAAAAAAGGTGGGTTACATATCTTATTTGATATATAACCCACTAATTGTTTTAAAACTTTTATTCCTCGGTAGCTCAGTTGGTAGAGCAGTTGACTGTTAATCAAGTAACCCACCCCAAAAACTATTGCCATACTTAATCTTTTAAAAAAAAGTATATAGATCGGTATATTTTTTATATTGTTACTCATCTCTTAAACACTAACTCTATGTTAAGTAAATGATAACACAATCTAAACTTTATACCACTTAAAATATTTTACCCACCACTATCCCTGCAAGTCAAATGACTCACATCTGATCTAAAAAGATCAAACCTATTCTGTTATTTTCTTTTTCTTTTTTTTACTTTCTTGGCAGTCTTAGCTGCACTTTTAAAATTTGCTGCTGATGGCGAACCTTTAGATCCTACTTTTCTCATTCGTTCACCTGAACCTGCTTTAATTCTTTTTCTTTTTGCATGGATGTTTGCGTACAAACCTTTTCGTTTTGCCATTGTTTCTTTTCCTTTTCTATTATTTTTTTATAGTCATCCTTTTTCATACATTCGTAATGAGCTTTTTCCCCACCATAGAAAGCTACAAATGATTCTGTATTTACCATTTCGGCTTGGCAAAATTTACACTTACCTACATCAATAACAATTATACTTGGTTTCTTCCAAATTTTTTTAGCTGCCATTTATCTCCAAGCTTTTCTGCTCCAGTAATTTGCAGACAAAGTTTTTTGTCCTTTAGTTTTTATCCCACCTGATCTTGCAAGATAACTTTTTCTAGCTTTAGGATTGTTCTTTCGGATCTTCATATTAGGATCACCAAAAGTAACTTTATTAACTTTACCTGTTTTATTATTCTTAACATAGACTCCACTTTTTTTTGACTTACCTGGTGGTAATCTAAATGGTTTGTTAAGTGAAACTTTTCTACCTTGATACTCTGCCATTATGATTCTATTCCAGGTTTAGGTTTTGGTATAATGACTTCGCTGCAATCAAATTTTACATAGATGCCATGTGTATTAATTTCTGATCTTCCAATCTCTAAAATTTTATCATGTGATTTAATGTAGCCATCAAGCATACATTCATATTCATCCACATAACCATTTGGAAAAGTATATGGATCTAGGCAAGTGTTAGCCATAGAACTACACATAATAACAGTTAATAATATTTTCATTTATCATCTTTCTTTTTTATATTATGTAGCTCATCCTCTAAACTTGTAATTTTTTTATTAGCATGATCTAAGTCTTGTGCTGAATGTTCTAACTTCTGCAAACATCTTTTATTAGCACTATCTTTAGATTTACCAGCATCTTGTAACTCAGCTACTTCTTGCTTTAAGATACGAACTTGTTCTTTATATTCGTTAATCAGTTCTAGGTTTTCTGACATCAATTATTTTTTGTTGTTCCTAAATACTTGAGTTCCCTTAATTCCAAAAATACTTGCTACGACAAGAATCCAGAGATTTGTGAACCATGATGGAAGTGCTGCAAAATGTTCAAAGAAAATATTTACTTTGTCCATAGCTTGTGGATCATCTGACCATACTGCCCAAGCCAAAATTATAATTGGGAAACTTAAAATCAAAAGACAAAATTCATCCTTGTAATCGTTCTGTCTAGCTTCTAATAATTTACCTTGATACTCTGTTTCACCTTTAGCCATCTTAGATGCTGCCATGTGTTGAGCATCTGCCATAGCCATTTTAGTTTCTTGTTTCTTTTTGTATATATGAGTACCAGCATTTAAAGCCAGTTTGATTGCACTAAACCACATAATGTTCTCCTATAATTTTGCTGATTGCATTTTTTTAGAAAGTTTATTTGCTCTGTTTGGTGTTTGCTTTGCCCATAAAGAGTCTAGCATTTGGAAAGCAGCTTCTCCATAATCTTCATTATTTAAAGCTTTCCACATATTCTTAAACTTAGAAACTCCACCCTCACCAATTTGATACACCATATTAATTATAACTTCTTTAGCTGTATTGTTTATTGGTCTGTCAGCTATGAGTCTTTCTGCTGCATCTAAAGTTCTTTGAAAGTCTTTTTCAAAAACTAATTCACCCTCATCTTTTTTATATTCTATTCCATGCTCATAATCATCTTCAGGTAAAACTTTATGTCCATAAAATATAGTATCAAAACCCTCTGAGCATTTGTAAATTTTATTTACATAACCCTCACAAGCTTTTATTTCTTCTTTAACTTCTTCGTACATATACAATCCTCACAAGTACAAACATCACCATCCCAATGATGCAGATGAAACTCTGCTTTACAATGACATTGGCAATTGCAATCTTTACACTTTTTTCTTCTTTTTGGTTTTGGATAATCAAAAGTTAATACATCATTTAACTTTGCATTAAGTTTATCAAACCATCCAAATATATCCCCTAATAATCTATCTATCATTCTAAAATCAGTTTCTTAATTGATTGTGAACCATCTATATTGGTTTCAAGTTCTGCTTTAGATTTGATACATCTGTACTCAATATTGGA